TTATTCTCCACCTAACATAGATACTTGAAAAAAAGCCCCATCATTGTCAGCTTCTTTCTTAAAGCTAACATGCATGTGCTTAGTGTGTTTGTTAGCCCCTGTGTACTTGCGCCATTTCCAGTTAAGGATGCTGGAACAGATTCGTCCATCGAAAATGATGTAACTAATACGATTGTCTGCTTTTGACTTTGATAAGGCACGAAGCTGATCTGCAAGATCGCCCATGATGTCTGGCTTTGACCCCTTAAATAAGTCACGATCGACATCGATGGCACGAACCCAACCCTGCTCATCAGGATTATGATCTGACTTGCGCGCAGAATGTCGCGTGTCACCGATCCATCCATCACTAGTCCTATCACGATCTGGGAACGAGTCATCTATCTGCTCTCGTAACTGGATCGCTGCGTGACTTAACTTAGGCTTCATCCAAGTAAAAGGGTTGCTTCTTCTGCTGTGATGCCTAAACGCTCTAACAGTGCAGCCTTTTCAACAGCCTTAGCTGCCTTGTCTGCTTCTTCTGCTGCCTTCTGGTCTGCATAAGCCTTAGCATCGGCTGCCCGCTGTGCTACTTCTTCTGCTGTCAATTCGATCTCTGAGACTTCCCCAGTAGAGCAATCGACTACGATCTTTGTGTCTGCCATGTTTGTCTCCTTATGAGTTCTTGATGCCGTAAAGCGTTGCTGTTGAGTATTGGACAAAGTTAGCTGAGTTGTCAGGAATAATGCTAATAGAAGTAATTGCAGAAGTGTCAGACCAAAGCCCTGCACCTAATTCTTGAGTTGAGCTAGTTGAATTGTTTTCTGCTGTAGAGTCAACGCTATAAGATTTATTTGCACTTCCTGCATAATTTGGAACATAAACATCTGCGCTACCAAAGGTTGATGATGTTGATCCAGAACCGTTCATTACACCAATCCAACCTCGATTAGTCGCTCCAGTAAATGAAAACACTCCAGCACTACCGCCCTCAATCCAACGAGATGAATAATTAGATGATGAACTATTAAACTTAATAGCGACCCAATCGCCCGCTCCTGCTGATGTAGAGCGACCTGATAACTTGACTACTAGATCTGTGTAGGTGCTAGGGATAGAAGTAAAGTCAATGCTACTAGCCCCACCCGATCCGACTGTTACGGATGCAATCTTGATAAATGTATCAGGCACTTTTCACCCCGTATAAACTAAATGTAGATCCTGCTGCAAAGTTTGCTGCGCCACCTGCCACATAAAGCGTGATGATGTTGATTGCAGCCGTGCTACGCCAAAGAGTTACTAAGGCATCTGTTCCAGTTGGAGCATTGTTTGATCTTATAAGTGCCGTCTTAAATGTGTTGGTGTTTGAGTAATTCATAAAGTTAATGATCTTGTTGCTATTGCCTAGCGTGGTCTGCATATAACCATTGTAATCAGTAAGCATTGTGGTTTCGTTTGATGCTCTAGCTGATACAGCAGTCGAGCCATTACCTGTCAAAGCCGTGTAAGAATAATTAGAACCACCATCGACTGAGCCATTGCCAACCTGCAAGCGAAGGTTATCGTTTCCAGATGTGATGGCAGGTGAGGTGATCAGAACTAAATCTGTGTAAGCCCCTGAGATGCTGGAGAAAGTTACAGAGCTTGCAGAACTGCCCAGCGTTGTAGTAGCAATCGGAGTATAAGTAGATGGCATGATTACCCCTTAATTCCGTATAGGGCGAAAGATGAGTACTCGACAAAGGCAGTACCAGCATTAGGCGTAATGGTGATGCTAGTAATAGCGGCTGTATTCATCCACAGACCAGAATTAAATCTAACCTGACCACTACCATTGTTATCGTAGCCGCCCAAGTTTCTTTGTGTCGTGTATTTATTGGTATTGGAATAATCTAAAAGATCTGTAATTCCCACACCGAAATTATTGGTTAGTGCTGTTCCAGCAGTAGTTGTTGAAATCTGATTGCTTTCAGGTGCAGCACTTCCATAAGCACTGACTGAAGATCCATTACCTACAATTTCGTGATAGGTGTAATTGCTTGAACTTGTATCACCATTGTATCTAAGTATGCCTGATCCGTTTGCGCTTGATGCGTTTGTTCTAGCCAGCATACGGATCTGTAAATGCTGATAAGTAGATGGGATGCTAGTGAAGCTGATCGATGATGATCCGCCTGAGCCAACAGTTACAGTAGCGATGGACTCATAGTCACCGCCTGCAACACCTGCACCGCTAGAGGCGATGATCCCGACAAGTGAAGAAATCATTAAGCAATGCCACCTACGACAACCCATGAGTTAGCAGCGATCTTGATGCAAGCTGCTGACTTGTAACGGGCAAGGACTGGAGCAGCAAGGACTGCGCCTGCGCTGACAATAGTAGTGGTGCCAGAAGTGACAGCATTGATAGTAGTAATGCCTGCGCCCTTCTGATAGACAAGCAAAGTAGTACCGATTGGAAAGTTATAAGTCGCATCTGTTGGAATGCGGAAAGTGTTAGCCGATGCGTTGTCCATCGTGACAATAGCGTTAAGACCATCTGCCTTGACTGCTGTGTAGGTCGTGCCAGTCTGTGCATTGACCACCATGCCAGCCATAGAAGCATCGATGGCATCGCCTAATGTGCGAATGTCCTGTGCGCCATTTTTTACAAGGCTACTGTTATCGGGTTCTGACCAGCCAAAGTTCGGTGATAATGCCATTAGGTGAGTGCTCCAGTCGCGTTAGTCCATGTAAGTGTACCATTTACGCCAGTCCAGATGAGTGAGGCTGGCAATACTGTTTCCCATTGTGTAGTCGATAGTGAGAAGTCTGTCGCTGAGATGTAAAGGGTGATCTCAGTAAAGCTCGGAGTTGCTCGAAGTGCGACATTCTCGACAAAGCCATCGAAGGCACCATCGAGCAAGTTGCTAGGTAGGTTAGTGATCAGGACAGGCTCGCCAAAGAAGATGCCGATAAGGTCATCACGCATGGCATCTGACATGTCTGGGTTGTCAAGTCTGAAGGTAATTGCACCTAATGACCCGCGTGGGTTCTTGCGTAGATTAAGCTCTCTAGAGCCGATGTCGGTGATGTCACCAAGGTTTTTGATGTTAGAGTCGAACGACCGCTCAAAGAGTCCGTATGAGGCTATAGAATCGCTGTCAGAGGTACTGTAGGTGCTGGCGTATCCTGTGCCGTACTTGTAAATAAGGCTGTTACGGATGCGAGCAATCTGAGTTGTTGAGCTGATAGAGGATGGTGTTGCATACGCGCCATCAAGGTTAGTGAAGCCATTTGCTGCGAGATAGTTAGATCTGTTGTCTGCATCGGCATAGGATACAAAGCCTGTGGGAGTCTCAAAGATTTGTCCTAACGCGCTAGAGGCGATCTGATCTACAAGGGTTTGACTTTTAGCCGTAGCACTAGCTGCAAGGCTTACCATTGTGTAAAAGCCAGAATCGACCTCACCAATGTAAGTCTCTGCATCTGCCCATGTAACTGTTGCTGGGTAGGTTGCCCATGTAACTGTAGGCGTTACCTGATCCCATGGCAGGGAAAGTGCTGCACCTAGGATGGCTGCGATCTGTGCGCCATCTAAACCTTCTGCAAGGGCTGTGTTATAAACAGCCTTAGTTAGTTTAGCAAGTGAGCCAATGCCTAAGATTGTTCCTGTGGTGATGTAGCCAGTCTCTTCAGGGCTTCTGACCCCAATGTTAAAGTCTGATACTTCTCCACCAAAGACAGGGATGTAATCACCATCTGAATCTTTAAGCTCTAAAAGGATTGGCTCTGTGACATTGATGGTAAAAGGTGAGTTATCTGTGTTGATGATCTCTACTCGGCAGTAACCCGCTGTGCATTGTCTGTCGATGTCTAAGCGACCAGAGGCATAGGAAACAGAGGTAACTGTTGTATAAACATCATCCCCTACTGTTACTCGCCACTCTGGTAGCCATGTCATGCGATTGTGTAGCCTCTCAAAGTGCCTCGGCTTACTGCTTCTTGTACGACTTGATCGATGGCTTCTGCAATAGCGTTAGGATCTCCGATGCCAGTATTGACAGTCACAGAGAAGTTATACTCTCGACCATTAGGGCTGATGCCTGAGATCATGCCTGTATCAGGTGTGAACTCTTTAAGGTTAGGCAAAATCTGTGTAACCACTCCGCCAAGGGCTGCAACATTTGCATTGGTTTCAGCAATGGTTGTTGCTCCACTAGGGAAAGGAAAGATTGTTGCCCCGCCTGTAGAGCCTGTTGAAGTGGATGTGCCGCCTGTCGTGCCTGATGGCTTAGTACCCTGAAGGCGTAGCAATTCCATCATCTTGGCAATAGCGGCATCTAGGTTAGCCAGATTTATCAGGTCTTTAGGCTTGAGGCTATCAAGGATAGATTTAATGTCTGAAAGTTTTACATTCTGTCCAGAGAGTGCGCCAAGGATCTTCAGGTCTGCATTAAGTTTCTCTGTTGCCTTAATGATTGACTGCTCATCCTTAGAAGCAATTGCATCCTCTAACTCAAGGATTGACTTCTTAACATTAAGGCGTGCTGTGTCATTGGCTATCTGCATTACTTGAGCAGAAGATGTTGCTTTGCCTAACTGCTCAGCCTGAGATGTAAGAGCTGCTGCAATCTGGATCTTGTCCATGTCAAAGACTTCTGAACCCTTGTTGAGCGCAAGGTTAGCCTTATCAATTGCTGCTCCAAGTCGCTTATCTTTGAGGATCTTTGCTTGGTTAGTCGCTTGAACGCCTGTAAGTTTAGCCAAGGCTGTTGCGTTCTTCTTGGCAATAGCATCTGCGCGCTGTGTATCCTGTGAGGATACTGTCATTGAGATGTTGCCGAAACCCTTACCATCACCGAATAAACCGCCAGAAGGTGCGAAGAAACTCAGGTTCTTAAAGTCAAAGATTGACTTGGTTATCTTGATGAACTCGCCTGTTTCGCGAACAAAGTTAGCAATCGATTGCGCTGCCTTATCGATCTTAGCAATAAACTCATCTGTTGAATTGGAGTTAGTAACAGTCATCAATGCATCGACTAGACCCTTGCCAATAGTCTCTTTGGCATTGTTAGAAGCCACAGTTAATTTAGCAAGTGAACCTGCATAGGTATCAGCTGCCGCACTTGCTTGCCCTGCGAATAGAACTGACAAGCGTTCTTGGATCTGCTCAAATGTTGATGTTGAAAGCTCTGCTCTAGTAAGTCCTACACCCAAGCGACCTAGTGCCTGAGTTTGACCCAAGTATGCCTTCTGCAAGCTTTGTGAAACTTGGGTGACTGACTTGCCCGTACCTGCCGCGATGTCAAGTGCAAGCCCAAGCAATTCCTGTGACTTAGTGACATCACCTGTTGCACGAAGTAAGCGATCCATTGCTGGACGAAGCTCGTCATCAAGCACGCCTGTCTGCATTTCAAGGCGAGAGATAAAGCCATTGACTGTGCCAATGTTTGATCCGTAAGCCAGACCAAGATTCTTCAGAGTAGTGCCTAAAGCCTTAGCAGCTTTGTCATCTTCTGCGAATGCCTTAACAGATGCCTTAGCATAAGACAGAAGCTTCTGTGCGCCATAAACAGCAAGCAATCCTTTAGCAAGACCCTTGACATTCTTAGTCAATTTGTCTGTAGAAGTCTCAGCTTGCTTGAACGCCTTTTTGCCTGTGAACTCGGCGGCTATGTCAATTCTTACATCTGCTGCCATTAGCGCACCTGTGTCCTTTTCTCGAACTCAACTCTAGACTTTTCAATCGCTCTGACAACAGCTGCATTAGCCTTGCCTTGATCTTCTGCCCATGCACGAAAGATTGCGCGACCCTTCATCTTACGAGAAGCACGACCTGACTGTCCTTCTTGTCTTTGATAGGCATTGACAATGCGTGAAGTCTGATTCATAGCATCAATGAACTGCTTACCAGCATTAGGATTGTTGCTCATTGATTCGCTCTTAGATCCAGAACGAATTGTCTTACCATAATTAGAATGACCAAGTGCCACGACTTTAGCCAATGGTGCTTGGGGTCTGCCCTGTGGATTTAGGCGACCAGCAGTTTCATAGATAGAGCCTGAAGGTGAAGCATTGACAATGCGTGCAAGTGAGCGAAACCCAGAGCGATTGACTTTAGATGGAGTGGTCTTATACCCAACTCCACGCTTAGCCTCTGAAGATGACCAGACTCGGTTGCCCCAAGTGCCGTTAGTGCTTTTAGCCCAACCGCTTAGAGGTGCAGTTGATGGAATAAAACCGCGAGCCTTAGAAACAATAGGCTTCAAGACTCCAGCGATTTCTTTCTGTGTTTCTTTAGCAAGATCAGGTGTGAATGCTCTGAGGGCTTTTCTAAGCTCGACCGCGCCTTTTACTTCCGTTGGCATCGCTCACCTCTTTCGCTTCATCTTTAAGCCCTTGCACTAATGCATCGAGCATTGCCTTATCTAGATCTAATAATTGCTGTGGCGCGATTCCCAACCTAATGCTTAGCCTAGCAATTAGGTAGGTGAATGGAAGATCGCGCTTTAAGCTAAAGGGTCAGAGTCC